CCGATGAGCAGCGGCGCGCCGGCCAGCAGCACCTCGCCGTCGGAGTCGCGGGTAAGGTCGAACGACCACGCCTGCCCGCGCTCGTTCCAGCGCGCGTCTAGCGCGAACTTGTCGTCGCCCAGTTGCGTGATGAAGCGCTGGTCGTAATCGGACGTGAAGGGGACGACGAGCATTAGAGTAGGTGTCCCGTCCCGGGAGCGCCTGGGCCCGTCAGCACTGCAACGTCTCCGTTCGCGAGCAGGAACGCGACGATGGCCTCGCCCATCGCGTTGAACATGGCGTCACGATTGACCGGCTGCTGCGACGCTACCGCCGACGCGGTGACCGCATCCACCGCCGCTTTCAGCGCCGCGCCAAGAACCGGGCCCTGGCCAACTATCGGCATCGCGTTCTCATTTCTTCGCCGCCACGATAGAGGACGTGTTGCCGAGGGCGTAATACGGGGCCCCGGTGAAGGGGTCGACGCCGCGGCCGTGCACGACGCCATCGAGCAAAGGGATCAGCGCGACCGCGTCAGCCCCCAGTTCGACCGCGCCGGCCTTCAGGCGGATCACCGTCGTGCCGTCGAGCGTGCGCAGTTCACTGGCGTCGCCCGCCGGCGGCGGGTTTAGCGTGCGCGGCTTCGATGTGAACCCCAGGATCGCGAACGCGTCTGACAGGTCGTGCAGGCGGAACTCGCTCGGCTCCTGCACGCCGCCGGCATGCCACCAGTTGTCGATCGCCCGCTCGGCGAAGACGATCAGGCACTCGTCGCCGGCCGCCACCGGGAAGGTCAGCACGAAGTTCCCCGCGCGCGGGAACTGCACCGGCACGTCCACGCACTCGGGGAGGTCTTTCCAACCGTCGTCGATCCAGAGCCGTCGGATCGCGGGCTTCACCCGTACGGTCTGTGTCGCGGGGAAGAACTCCTGCACGATGCCCGGCAGAGCCGTGTGGGTCTCCAGTCGCTCGGCGCGCGCCGCCGCCGCCGATGCGTCCTCGGTATCGGTCGCCAGTTCCTGCTCGCGCTCGAGCGCCGCCGCGGATGCCTGGTCCATCAGGCCACCGCCGTTGCTGCGGGGACGCTCTTGTCGAGGCCGACGGCGAACACGGTCGACTCCCATGTGCTGCCGCGGGTGTCGCCCTTGTGGACGACCTTGTAGCATTTGTACCGGCCATCAGGGTCAAGACGCGCCAGGTTCTTCGACTTCGGCGACTTCGACGTGGTGCCGCCCGCCCTGGCCGCAGGCTGCGCGCCCGGCTTGCGCTCGCGCTCCTTGAACACCTTCAGCTTCAGGTCGTGGTTGTCGACCTGGATGATCCCGTTGCAGCGGATGCGCGGGTTGAGCTGGCACCGCACCTTGACGCCGTTGTCGTCGACCTCCGGCGCCGCCTTCATGCCGGTGTCGGCGCGGATCACGATCGCCTGGGTCGGCAGCGTGGAGTCGGCCGGGATGATGTCGAGACGCCCGTCCTGGATCGAGGCGTTGGCTCCGTTCTCCTGGCCGATACGCACCGCCTGCGGGTAGGCCAACCCAGACACCACGCGCCCGCGCAGGCGCTTCTTGTCCTTGATGACGATCTGTCCCTTGGTCGTCGACTCGAACGAGCCGAGCAGCTTGTCGAGTAGTTGCCCGTCCGTGGTGCCGGCCGCCAGGGTGAAGTTCACGATCGACTTGCGGGCGTCGCGCTCGCCGTCGGCGGCGTGGATTTCGGTGATGCGGTCCGTCCCCTCGCTGTAGGTGGTCGCCCAGCGGATCTGACCGCGGAATACCAGCAGCGCGGCGCCCTCGTAGCCGACGCTGAGCAGGACCTCGTCGAATTCGCCCTTGATCTTGCGCTCGTTGTCGGGCGCCAGGTTGTAGACCTTGATGACGGCGGTGTTGAGCGAGCTGCGCAACGTCTTGATGATCTCGAACTGGACGCGCAGCCCCGGGTGCTCGACCGTCTGGAAGATCCGAACGCCGGTGCCGGCGGCGCCGATCACCAGGTCGTAGACGCGCATGAACTGGGTCGACATCACGGCCCCCCTAGGCCGACGGCGCCGAGGACGTCGTCCATCACGCCCTTGACCTTGTCGCCGAATCCCGCGAACGCCGCTGACTCTGCCTGGGTGGCGGTGGCGTCCTTCGATTTCTGCTCGCCCTTGTCGGCCTTCTTCGCGCCCTGGCGCTTCGTCTTACCGGCCTTGCGAGGTGGAAACGCCGCGGTCTCGGTCGTGGTGAATAGCGGCTCGCTGAACGTCACGCGCGCGAACAGCGCGCTGGCGCTGTCCTTGTCCTGCTCCGTCGTGATCGTCCTGACCATCAACCGCGGGTAGAACAGCAGCCCGGTCTGGACGCCGATGATGGCGAACGACTTCTGCAGGTTGCGGAGCTTCAGCATCGCGCGCTGGCTGCGCGTGGTCGAGTCGCCGTCGCCATCCCCTGTCAGCCAGCCGAAATCCTGGTTTGCCGGGCCCAGCGGCGCGAGCGCGTCGCCCCCCTCGGCCGCTTCCTCTACGGCGAACGCATCCACCGACTTCGGATCGCGCATCCGCAGCCAGACGTCTCCGATGCCGATGTCGACCTCGAGCCGGTCGGCCAGCATGTAGGCGTGGTCGGCGATCGGGACCCCGGTCTCGATCGGCTCCTCGGTGACGACGACCTCCGACGTGTGCGACTCCTTCAGCACGGCGTCGAATTCGATGATCGGTTTCCCGAAGCCGATCACCCAGTAGCGATCCAGCGCCATCAGTACGCGAAGCCCTTCCGAAAGCTGCGTTGCAGGCGGCGCTCGACCTCGGTTGCATTCCTAACCGGGTCGGGGCCATCGACCTTGATGTCGGCCTTGACGTTGTTGTTGATCGTGACGCCCGGCTTCACGTTCTCCCAGATCCGCCCTTGGTCGTCGGCCTGGCTGGGCCCGTAGGTCGGCGTTGACGACAGCGACGGCGTCTTGTATGCGGGCCCCAGGGCCCCAGGTGCCAGGCGCCCGCGCTTGTTGAACTCGATGTCCTCAATCGCGCGGCCCATGCCGAGACGAGCGCGGCTCTCGTTCGACGTGTAGCCCTCCGGCGCCGGCGCGCCGAGCGAGTCCAGCAGCTTGCCGCCGGCGATGTTCACCCAGCCCTTGGCCGTGGCTTTGACCTCGTCCCACTTCTTGATCAGCGTCGTGAACGCGTAGATGAGAGCGCCCACGGACGCGATCATCACGATGAAAGGGAAGTTCGCAGCGGCCCACGCCGCCCCGGTCGCGACCGCCGACGCAATCGCCTTGCCCTGCACGGCGACGAACGCCGCGCCGAGCAACGCGAGCAGTCCCTTCACCACGTTGATCGCCTCCGGCCACTGCTGGGCCAGCATCCCGACCACGCTCTTGCCGCCTTCGTGGAACGTGTGCAGGTCCTCGATGATGAGCAGGATCGCGCCCAGCAGGCCGAACCGCAGCAGCTTTTGGAGACCGATGACGGCGCCGGCAATCCCGACCAGCCCGAGCTTCACCTCCAGCGAGCTGTCGACGAATCGCAGGAACGTCTTCACCGCGATCGCGCCGAGCCGGATCATGCGGGTGATGCCGTGCCCGACCTTCTGCAGGATGTTGACGAAGCTCTGTCCGGTGGACGTCAGCTTGCCGCCATCGTCGATGAAGATCGCGCGGATGGCATCGAGCCCTTCCTTCGCGCCCTTGAACAGGCCAGCGGTCGACAGCCGCACCAGCGTCTTGACCATCGACTTGGCGGCGCCAAGCATGGCGTCGAAGCTGCCGGCCGAGCGTTCGAGCATCGACGACAGCGCCGGGTTGGCGAGCGCCTCCTGCAGCAGCGCCAGGCGCTTCGGCTGCGTCATCAGGTTGAAGCTCTCAGCGGTCTCGGTGGCGTGGCCCTTGAGTTGCCGGATGAACGGCAGCATGCGCTGGAACGTCAGCACGTTGCCGCCGGCGCGGCCCTTCGGCCCCAGCATCAGCGACAGGTCGCGTCCGATCTGGGAGGCGTCGACCTGCAGCGTCTTCCCGATCGCGGTGAAGCGATTCGTGAAGTCGGTCATCGCCTGGATGCCGCCGCCGGGCATCGCGCCCTTGAGCACCGGCAGGCCCGCGCGGAAGACCTCGATGTATTCGCTGGCCTCGCCCGGCAACTTCGCCGCGGCGGTCTCGATCGACTTCAGCGTGTCGGCGGCGTCCTGCATGCCGCTGCCGGCTTTTGACAGGTCGAGCGCTTCGAGGAATCCGCTGATCGCGATCGTGTTCTGCTCGAAGGTGTTGCTGATGTCGGCCACGCTCTTGACGATGTAGCCGGTGGCGAACGCGCGGACGGCGTTGCCGAGGGAGAGCAGTCCCTGCTTCGCGCTGTCGACCTGCTTCTTCATCTGGGCGGTGCCGGACGAATCGACGGCGAAGCCGATCGCGATCATGAACTGGTCTATGACCGTGCCGGCCATCAGCTTTTAGCCTTCTGCTTGGCAGCCGCTTCCGCGCGCCGGGCCATCTCTTCCTCGATGTCCATGGCCTCGTGCATGTCGGCGATCATGGTCAGCGACACGCGCGCCGTCGGTGGCTCCCCGTCGACCGCTGGCTGGTAACCGTCCACCGCTTCGATCGTCGTCAGCGGCGGGTCACGCATGATGGGCCTCCAGATGCGCCAGTCGATGTTGGCCGGCTCGACCGGCTTTACGCCGCCTGTGGAGCCTCGGCGGGGCTTGAACTTGAGGGGGCGGCGGGAAAAAAATCCGCGAAGTTCACCTTCAGGGCCTCCACCAGCACTAGGTATTTGTCGGCTGCCTTCCCGGTGAAGTCCTGGTCGAGGTTCACGGTGCGGGGCTTCGGCTGGACGACGATCGTCACGTGCGCGAACACGGTCTCCATCAGCGTCTGCAGGCCCATGTGCGGGCTGCCGTCCGGTGACGTGTAGTCCTCGGCCGAGAGGCGCTTGAGCACCTCACCCGCCGCGCGCGCGGTCAGCAGGGAGCCGGCCTCCTCGCTCAGCTTCTCGACGCTGCCCGCACCGAAGGCTGCCAGCGCGTCCGCCAGCACGGGCGCAATCGCGAGCTCCACCTTCAGCGCGGTCGAAGCCGGGAGGGTTCCGAAGATGAACTCCCGGCCCTTGATCGTCTTGCGCGGTGCGCTCATGGGCTACGCCGCCGCTGCTTCCGCCGCCGCCGTCGCGAAGCCCACGAAGAGCGGATTGCCGACGAGCAGGTCGTAGCGCTCGAACACGATCTCCCACTCCATGTCGTTCCCGCTGTTGTCCATGCCGCGCATGAAGTCGGGCACCTTCACGATGCAGCCCGGGATGCCGGTGGCGACGTCCTTGCGGTAGACGTCCTGGAACGACACCACGATCGGAACGAACGTCTGCGGGCCACCGCCCTGAAGGTTCGCGAACCCCATCAGGTAGGCGTTGCTCGGGCTCGTGGGCTGCAGCTTGATCGTCAGCTTGCCGCTCTTGTCGGCGCTGTGGCTGATCACCATGTTGCCGCCAGCGCCGACCTTGTACTGCACCGACTCGGCGAGGCGCTCGAACTTGATGACGTCGTCGTCGCTGCCGAAGTTGATGATCTCGAGGCCGTTCACGAACATGTGTCCGTTCGGAAAACTGATGCTCTTCATGGTGGCAGCTCCTTATCGCTGGACGGTCACTTGCACCGAGACGGTGTGAATCGCGCCCGCGAGGATGATGGCGCCCGTGATCGGGGGGGATTCGCGCGCGTCCTTGTCGGCCTGGGTCATGTCCTCGATGAGACCGGCGCTGAAGTAGTAGCCCTTCGGCATGTAGTCGTTCGTCTTCAGCTCGCCGAAGCCGGCACCCACCCACTTGCCGGCCGCGACCATCCCGTTGGTGCGCGCCTTCTCGGCGAACGTGTTGCAGGCGTCGATGATCATCAGCGCGCCCTCGTTCGTCTGAGGGATCTTCGTCGGCGCCGTCGCCAGCTTCGCGAAGATCGCGTTCTGCAGGTTGGCCTGGAACCAGTCGAGGTTCTGCACCTCGTCCTGGAACGTGCCGTCCGCCATCTTCGCGTTCTCGAACACGTTGATGCCGCCGCGGTCGACGTAGTAGTTGAGGTTGTAGGACTGCAGGTTCGTCACCTGGCCGCTCGTCAGGTCGTCGACCGCCACGCCCGGAAGCTGCTTGTACATCAGCGTGATGGTGCTGTTCGGCTGGTCGAAGTCGACCACGGCCGCGCGCGCAGACGGCGACTCGGAGGCGTACGGGCTCGCGCCGCTGTACATGCCGAGCACGCGCCGGTAGGTGAGGTTCTTGGCGTAGTAGCCGAGGTTGGCGGTGTCGCCGGTCGTCAGCGCCGCGGCGTCGTTGGTCGTGTAGAAGTACTCGACGACGTGGCTGTTCGCCCACGCCATGGTGTCCTTCTTGTCCTGGGTCGACATCGCGGACGTCGTCCCGATGAAGTAGAAGTCGGAGTCGAAGATCGCGGCAGCGTCCCAGGCCGCCGTCATGGTCTCGATGGCGATCCCGTTCACGCTCTTGGCGCCGTCGTCGACCGTGAGCGCGAGTAGAGTCGCGATCTGAACACCGGTGCCGGTGCCGGCGACAGCCGGGAGGACGATCGATGACGTGCCGGTAGTGGGGCTCGTGATAATGAACTTGTTCAGCGTGTCGTCGAAGGTGCAGAGCGTGGACGCCAGCGCGACCTGCAGCGCCGTCTGGATCGCACTCGCCACGGTCGCCATGTTCGTCGCGGCTGACAGGTTGACGCCGTCGATCACCCGGTTCGTGCCGTTGATCGTGATGTCGAAGATCCCGTCTGTGATCGCGGTGTAGTCGCCGAACACGTCGCTGGCCGCGCCGCCGCGCAGTGAGCCCGCCTGGGCCGCCAGGAACTGCCGCCCGATCTTGACGTTGTCAGGCCGCGGGTTCTGCCCGAAGTGGATCGCGGCCGCCTTGTACTCCTCGGTGCTCGAGATGAAGTCGACGACCAGTTCGGTGAGGTCGGCGTACTCCCGCACGCGCGCCCAGAGCGGCAGCACGGTGGCCTTGCCCATGATCAGCTTGGTGCCGAACCCGCGAGCGACCGGGGCCGGGGCGGACAGCAGGATCGAAACGTTGACGACGGAATCGATGGAAAGGCTCATGCGGTCACCTCAGTGGTCTCGGTGTGGACGGCGCCGCCCGGCGCCTGCGACTTCGTGGTCAGCGGAACGGTCAGGATGGTCTCCACGGTCTCGCTCTCGCGGTTGACGGCCGTGAACGTCAGGTCGACCTGGCCGCGGCTCTCCCAGGTCCCGCCCTCGAGCGCGGTCAGGTTGCGGACCGTAGACGCGCTCACGAACGCCAGCCCCAGCGCATGCATCAGCGTGCGGGCCGACTCCATCCACAGCTTCTGCGGCAGCCGCGAGGCGCGATCGACGGCGGCGTTCCCGTAGCGGGCGATGCCGGCCCGGTTGTTGACCGGCAGCGCACCGCCGGCGACCGTGAGGCCGAGCGTGGACGAGACGTTGGCGGGTGGGCCCGCTGCCGTCGGCGCAACAGCGCCGCCCACGGCGGACGTCTGCGCGGTCGTCGGGCTCGTCACGACGAAGCGGTCGTTGGCCGCGTCCCACGCGCACAGCGTCCCGGCCAGGGCCACCTGCAGCCGCGTCTGGATGACGCCCGCAATGCCCGCCATGGTGGCCGCCGCGGACAGGTTGATCCCGCTGATCTGCCGGTTGGTGCCGTCGATCAAGATGTCGAAACCGCCGGCCACGATCGCGGTGTAGTCGTCGGGGTCGTCGCTGATCGTGAACCCGCGCAGGTAGCTGGACGTCGGCGAGCGCCGGTAGAAGTTCACCGACGCCACGAACCTGTGCACGTTGTCCACCCGCTGCGTGGTGACGTCGGTCGGAACCGTGCCCACGGTCTCGTAGCTCACCGCTGGCGTGCCGAGAGGCTCGTCGGTGATGATGTCGACGGTCGCCATCTCGTCGACCTGGCCGCCCGCCGGCACGCTCTGCTTGGCCGGGCGCACGCTGTTCGCCGGCATGGCCATCACGGTGCGGACCAGCTTGCGGACGTTGTAGTTGAGGTCGTCGATCACGCGATGTACTCCACGGCCAGATACTTGTGGTAGCCGTTGCCGGCCCAATCCTCTTCACCGACCACGACCAGCGTCCCCTTGCTGGACGAGAGCACGTCCGAGATGTCCGTCTTGCCGGGCGAGAACCGCAACTCGGTGGCCGTGTAGATCACGTAGACCTTCCCGCTGCCGCGCTGGCCCTCCGGCAGCTCGGCGACCTTCTCGGCCTTCATGGGTTGGACGCTGGCGTCGAAGGCGGCGTCGGGATCGTAGGACGCGATGGCCTCACCCTCGTTGGCCAGGTGGATGCTGGGCCGCCGCAGCGTCACCGACTCCATGAAGTCGGCGGCGTCCGGCCCGGTGAACAGCTCGCTGACGTCGACGAGGCTCATGGTGTGCCCTCGACGATGTGGGTCACGGACTGCCGCAGGGTCGCGTCGTCGATGGTCGGCTGGCTCGACCCCTTCTTCGCGATGGTGCTCGGCGCGTTGGGCGCAAAGTTCGGGCCCGCCATGTACTCCTTGACGCCACCGACGGCCACGATGCCGGTCATCTCCAGCGCGCCGTTGAGCGTCTTCGTCCCGCGCGCCACGGCCGAGAGATCGCGCGCCGCCACCCGCCGCACCGTCGGCAACGTCTTGCGGATGCCGCCGCGCAGAAACGGACGCTCGGGTGCCGTCGACGTCCCGAATTCCGTGAAGGCGGCGACCTGGGCCAACGACACGCCGTTCTCCTCGGCCCCGGCCCCGCGCGGGACGCCGACCAGCACTCGATGCTCACCGGCACGCAGCCGCTTCGCCAGCGCCGCGAGGCCGGCGCCGTGGGTGTCACGGATGACGCGGACGTTGCCGGAGGTGGGCATCAGCTCGCCAGCGCTCCCAGACCGAGGTGTCGGACTTCGTCCTCGTAGCGCGCCCCGTACGTGGTCTGTCCGGGCTTGGACGTCGACCCGCTCGATGACCCCGCCGCCTGCGCGATGGCCCGCTTGACGGACACGTCGCCCACCCGCTTCTCGGTCGTGGTCGAGCTCGACGACATCGTCGATGCCGAGCCGTACAGGATGGTGATGTCCTGGATCGCGAGCTGGTCGGACAGCCAGAGACCGAGGATGAAGTTCAGGCGCACGCCCGCTTTCGTCGCGTCGATGTCCGGCACGACGGGCAACAGAGCGTCGATGCGAGCGTTGTACGTGCTCGCATCGAACTCCGGGAACAGCGCCTGATACTCCGCTCTCGTCACGGGCTACTTCTTCGGCTTGTCCTTCGCCGCGCTGTCGTGCTCGTGGCGCGCGAGGGCATCCGCCACGTTCGCGGACGCCTTCTCGTCGTCCGTCTTGACGGGGGCCAAGACCTTCGGACCGTCGACCACCACCAGTACGCCGGCCTTCACGTATCCATCGACGTCAGCCTTGGCCGCATCGAGGAACGCCTTACTGACCTCGACGGAGCCGTTCACGCCGTCGCGCTTCGCCGGTACCATCACCGACTCGCCGCCGGTGGCGGTGATATGCCTCTGTGCCTCGCTCGTGTTCTCGATTCGCATGATGATGTCCTCCGATGTTCACCTTGCGCCGAGGTGCGCGGCGCCCCAATTACGAGACCCCGCGCACCGCCGACGCCGGGCGCCCTAGACCAGGTCCATGTAGAAGCCGGTGTAGACCTTCCGCCAGTCGACGGGGCCGTACTTGTAGTTCGCCGGAACGACGAACTTCAGCATGTGCGGCTGCGGCGGCTCGAACCGCAGCCCCATCGGGACGTGGAACTTGATCTTGTCCCGGGTCGGCGAGTAGAGAACCACCCGCTTGGCGGCGCCCGATGCGGCCGTCTCGAGGAAGCTGCCCCCCGAGATGAACCGCATCGGCTTCCCGGTCATCAGCGTCGCGAGGTTGTTCTTCGACAGCCATTCCAGCACCGTCATGTCGCTGTTGTCCGACCGCGGCTTCGCGAGGTACTGGAAGACCGAGGGCGGGAACGCGATCACGGTCGCGTGGTGGTTCATCTTGCTGTTCGTGTACACGGTCGACAGCGCCGCGTTGATGTCGCTCAGGATGGTGGCCGGTGTGGCCGCGGTCCAGGCGGCACCGCTCGCGCGGTTGCCCTGCGGCACGCTGGCGTGATTGAACAGCCCGGTGAAGTTGGACGCCGTCTCGCCCTGGATCGCCACCTCGTTGAGGTGGGTCTCGCAGCCGATGACGGCGGCCTCCTGCTTGCTCTGCGGCAGCGGCGTCAGCAGCCGCGCCGAGATCCGCAGGTCCTCCAGCGAGTAGGCGTAGCCGATCCCGCCAAGCGCAACGCTGATGCTGCGCTTGTTGGTGACGACGTCGGCCATCGGCAGACGATCGCTTTCCGGATCGATGCGCGCGCCCCTGGCCGTGATGTCGACCGACATGATGTCGATCGTCTTCGCCCACTCCCCGGCCTCGCTCGTCACGCACTCGCCGAGCAGGTCCTTGTAGAGCAGGGGCTCGTACTCCTTGCGGAGCGCCTCGTTCTCCAGAAAGGCCAGCTGGCTGATGATGTGAGCCAGCGGATCGCCGTCGCTCGCCCGGCGGCGAATGCCGTCGAGGATGTGCGACGCCCTGGTCTTCACTGCGTCGCCCAGGATCGCGAACCGCCGATCGCTGAACTCGAACTCCGTGTCGTTGCCGGCCGAATCTTGCGTTTGGACTCTCATGGTCTTTTTCCTTGTGATGGTGTTGGAAAAGGCCGACTAGGTGGTCGTCCGGCCGACGTGGGTGTCGAAGCCCTCGATGATTCCGATGGCTCCCGAGGCGGTCGTGGTCATCCACTTCCAGCCCTTCATCGCGACGCGGCCGGTACCGACAACGCCGCCCGCCGAGGACGCGAACGTCCCGGGGGTCGCGGTCAGGACGATGACCTCGTCACCGGCTCGCACGTTCTCGGCTGCCAGCACGGCAACCTTGCCGGCCTTCTTGACCGGCACCGTGTCGTAGCGCGCGTAGTTGGCGGTCGTCCCGTTCGTGCTGACGAGAGCCCGGAGGATGGTCGGGCCCAGGATCTCGTCGGTGTCGGCCGCGACCGGCTTGCAGAACTCCGTGAACTTCCCGCCCTGCGTGGTGGTGCCGCGCGCGACGGGTGCGCCCGGCTCGATCGCCGTCGCCGATTCGTTGATGTAGCCATCGCAGGGGGCCAGCGGATCCATGTCCGTGCCAGCCAGCCCGATGGCCGGGGTCGTTCCTACGGTCGTCATGTCGATGCTCATGGTCTTTTTCCTTGTTCGGGTTTTGGTGACGCCGCGGAATTACGCCGCGAAGTTCGGGGGGTTCTTGCCGCCGTGGGTGAGGCGGTACTGGTACAGTTCCTCGCCGGTCCAGTCCTTTCCGGCGCCGTTGCGCTTGCCGCCGATGGCGTCGCGCAGGGTGCGCTCGTAGCCGCCGTCGGTCGACGGCGCGGTGGTCGTCCCGCGCAGCGCCACGACGGCGTCGAAGGCGCCGCGCACGATGGCGGCGTCCGCCTTGGCCGGCTCGGTGCCGCCCAGCATCGCGGCGACGACCGGCTTGCGGTCCTCGTCGCTCGCCAGGACGTGGTCGAGGACGCCGACGCGGATGTCGGTCGCGGTCTTCCCATCGGTAACGAAGTCCGGCGCAACCAGCTTGGCGTCGGCCGTGACCTTGGCGATCTCGGCCACCTCGGCCTGTCGCTGCTCGGGCGTCAGGATCTGCGCCTTCGCCGCGGCCAGTTCCTTGGCGCTGTCCGTGGCGAGCTTCTTCATCGCCTCGCCCTGAGCGGCCAGCGCCGTCTCGGCGTCGGTCGCGCGCTTCGTCGCGGCGTCGCGCGCTCCGCCGATCGACTTGATCTCGGCGGCGTGCAGGTCCTCGACGAGCTTCGCGGCCTTGTCCTCGAGCTCGACGTCGATTCCATTCAGCTTGATTGCGCGCATGACGGTGTCTCCTTGGGTTCGGTTGGGTGCGCCATGGGGCGCGATGGGGGCCTGGCATCCGCAGTCACCGACGGCGCAGCCCCCGCCGCATCGGCCCTGGTAAACGATCGCGAGATGGTTCCCGCGGATGGCGGTCTGCAGGCCGTCGTAGGCCTCGCCTTCCGGCGTCACGCCCGAGCCCATGACAAGCTCGAAGCCGTAGCCGCAACTCAGTTCCTTGACGCCGTAGGCGATCGACAGCACCGCGTCGCGGTCGCGGACGATGATGTCGGCCCGACCGTACTTGGCGTCGGTCTCGTCCTGCTCGACGTTGTGGAAGTCCCCGACGGCATGCGACTTCCAGTTGCCGGAGTCGACGCCCTTCTCGGGGTGGTAGTAGGTGAGCGTCTGGCCCTCGAACGAGGCCAGCGCCTCGGCCGCGAACACTTCCTCGGGCGAGCGGTACAGCCGCACGATGTCGAGCGAGGCGTCGATACCCAGTTCGAGCTTCGTGTACTGCTGGACGCCGATCCGGAAGATGCGCGCGGGCGCCTTCAGGAAGCCCTCGGAGGTCAGCTCGCGCTCAGCCAACTTCGAGATGTCGGCGTTCAGCCGCGCAAGCTCTGGCGCCGCAATCTTGTCGCGGACCTTGCAAGCGCGCTTCATCAGGCCGCAGCCCTTTCCTCGGCCGGTTCCTCGGCGCCCATCTCGGCGGGCTCCAGCACGGGCAGCGCTACGCAGCGGCATCGCGGCGCCTGGCCGGGATGCACGCGCTCACCGTCGACCTCGCGCGGGTCGTTCCAAGCCACGACCTCGCCGTTCATCTGGTTGTGCGACGGCCGGACGCGCTCGTCGTGGCTGGTCGACCAGACGTACTTCTTGATGCCGGCGCCGACCTGGCGAATCTCGTTGAACGCCGAGGACATCTTGGCGGTCTGGTCGCGGGCGATGAACTTCGCGCGGCGCGCCGTGATACCGCCGATCTTCTCGATGGTCTCGGCCAGCGACTCGAAACGCTGCCCGGACGAGAAGGCCTCCGACACCGCGCGCTGCACGCGCCCCAGGTACTTGACCGGGATGGACTCGATCAGCCCGGCGTTCTGCGCCGCCGCCTGCTCCATTGCCACCGCGATGTGGCCACCGCTCTGCAGATTCAGGAGGCCACTGATGTCGACGCCGATCGCGGCCTCAACCACCTTGGCCAGCCGCTTGTCGACCTCGCGCAGCGAGCGCCGCACCACGCCGCGCTTATTGCGGACGTCCGTCACGCGGCGCGCGACGATGCGGGTCTGCTCAACCAGGTCGGGGCCAGACTTCGGCTTCTTGGCGTCGCCGGCCCAGTGCTGACGAAGGTCGGCCAAGATGCGAGCCCCGACGCCCTCGCACCATCCAACGATGCGCATGAGGATCGCCCGGTACTCCAACTCGGCGCGCTTCGACGGACGCACCGCTCGACCCACCACGCGGTCGCGTCGCTTCCGGTCGGTCGCGATGACGGCGTATTGCGAGAGGTGGACGATCCCCACGTAACGACGGTCGCACGGCCCCGCGGACCCGCCACATGCGCGCGAGGCGGTTTACAGCACCATGCAAGCATGATGCTGCCTTTCTTGGGCGAGACCGGCGGGCGGCGGATCATTGGCCTTCAAGATGGCAAAGAAGAACCGCCCCAGCCCAGGACAACTCCAACTGATGTCAGAGCAGATCCGCGCCGACCGACGAACTATCAGGAAGGTGCTCGATGGAAAGCCAGTGCGAGGACGTCTTGGCGCTGTAATCGAGGAAGAGTTGCAGCGCCGCGGCTGGCGCTGAAAGGGATCCAATGTCGCTCTGGACGAAGCTTTTCGGCAAACCACAGGTCTCGGCCGGTGACGCCATCGCCGCTGTCACCGCCGCAGCCGACGGCATGCAGAACGTCGTGACGTCGATGGGCCTGCCGCGCGACAAGCGCACAGCCGGTGTCTACGGCACGCCGATCATCTTCAACCAGACGACTCTCGACAACATGTACGGCGGCTCCTGGCTGGCCGGGAAAATCATCGACATCCCCGTCGACGACATGACCCGCATGGGCTGGACCAGGAAGTGGGACGGCTACGACAAAGACCAGGACAGCGTGAAGAAGGTGCAGGACGCCGAGGAACTCTTCGGCGTCTACGCCAAGGTGACCAGCCAGGCGAAGTGGGGTCGGTTGTACAGCGAGGCGTACTTAGTTCCCGTTATCCGCGGGCAGCGCCTCGACGAGCCGCTGATCCTGGACGCCATCAAGCCGGGCATGCTTCAGAACTTCCTCGAGTTCGACTGCTACGAGGTCACGCCGAACACGACGCTCGACGAGAATCCAGAGAGCCCTAACGCGAAATACCCGGTCTCCTATCGGTGGAACCAGAAGGGCCTCGACATCCACTGGACGCGCCTCATCAAGTTCGGTGGCCGCGACCTGCCCTACCGCGTGAAGGCGCAACAGCAGTACCGCGGCGACAGCATCCTGCGGCGCATCTGCGAGGTCGTGACGAACTACGACCAGGCAGAGAACGGCGTCGCGTCTCTCATCCTCGAGGCGAAGGTCGACGTGCTGGCGATGAAGAACCTCGCCAAGCATCTGGCCGAGACCGGCGGCGAGGCGAAGGTGCAGCGGCAGATCCAGCTCGCGCTGTTGATGAAGTCGATCTGGAACGCGCTCGTCATCGACGCCGGCACCGGCGCCACGGACAGCGGCGACAAGTTCGATCACAAGCAGGTGTCGTTTGCGAACCTGGACAAGATCCTCGACCGGCTCGGCCAGAGCGTCGCCGGCGCGGCCGACATCCCGATGACGCGCCTGTTCGGCATGTCGCCCGGCGGCCAGAACGCCACTGGCGAGAGCGACGACAACAACTACGACGACCACATCGCGGCCCTGCAGCGGACGCAGCTCAAGCCGATCCTGATGCGCATCGACCAGATCCTGGTGCGCTCGACGTTGGGCGAAATGCCGAAGAACTACGACCTCGCCTTCAACCCGCTCAAGCAAATGGACCCGAAGGACGAGGCCGAGATCAGGAAGCTGAACGCCGAGACGGATCACATCTACCTCGACGACAGCGTCATCACCGAGAACATGGCCGCCCGTGAACTCAAGGCGCGGGGCACGTACCGGGCGATGGAGGATGCCGACGTCGATCTCACGAACGACGTGATCGAGCCGGAAGAGCCCGAGGAACCCGAGCCCCTCGTCGACCCGGCAGACCAGGACCGCGACGCGGCCTGACCGTCAGAGCACGTCGAGCATGGAGGGCGAGTCTTCCGTGTTCCACCCGTGCGCGAGCCAGTCGACCTGGTCGTCGTTCTTGTCATTCACGCCCGTGAACTTCGTGACCTCGTCGAGGAACGGTCCCAGCCAGGGCGGCGCGTCCGCCGGCACACGCAGGCGGCCTGTGTTCCACGCC